CAAAAATTAATTCTGTAATTGAAGTGAGTTCAAAAGTATCTGATATAGTTACATCTGTGCTATCTGCTGTTTCTCTCTCAACGGTTACTGTTACTGGAAAATCAGAAACAGCAATATCATCTGGAAAAAATATAATGTGATCTTTAAAATAAGGTGATGTACTTTTACCAGTGAGTCTTCCTCCTGAAGTATGTATATCACGATCCAAACCTGTTAACAGAGTTGCTGGATTAATTTTTTTTAATAATGTACCAGCCTGATCTTTTACCTGAATATTATATTCAACTGTAGTTCCAGATATGTTGCCATCATCATCAATCTTTTGAAGTCTTGGAAAACCAAGAGTAACTCTTACTCCTTCTGTGGAAGTATCAGTAATAGTAACAGTTTGAGATTGTGCTTTTGTTACAGTCACCCCTACGGTTCGATCTCTTTCTGTTTCTGTGAGTCCTAAAATTTTTGTTTGATCTGCTGTTCCTAATTTTGAGAAAAAAGATGGAGCATTTGCTTCACTTGTACCAAAATTAAAATCACTTGGAGTTGGGTCTGTATTACTTGCATTTTGTTGTAGTACCTGATTGCCATTAAGAAATACATCTTTAAGGCTTGCTATACGATAAGCAACTGTGCCATGAGTTAATCCAGCATCTATAGCAGAAGGAAAACCAGCCAACTGACCGTCTGCAATTACATCAATCACTGTTACAAACTGCCTTGAACCAATGTCTCCATCTTTCATGGTGGAGTCAAAGTAAGAGGTAGCAGTTGCCCCAAGTTGTTTTATTTCATTTAATCCAGTATTGGATAAACTGTTTGCTCCTAGATTACTTGGTAAAACCATAATTAACTCTTAAATACTGGTGCAGTATCAGTTCCTGATGACACCACAATAGAGCCGCAAAACACTTCTCCATATATTAAAGGCATGCAAACTCCACTCCTACTAACATTTTGTATGCCACTAAATGAATAGTTAACTCTTGTATCTGTTTCACTCAAGCCACTTATATCTCCGATCTGTGGTTGCTGTACTGGAAAAAGCATATTTGTAACCCCAGTTATTGCCATTGTTACACCTGTTGTCAATAAACCTGTGCTAAGAGCTATTCCGAATTTTGTTGCAAAAAAAGTTCCAGCAGCCGCCCCTGCTGTTGCCGCCCCTGCTCCAATAAATGCTGCTGCTAGAAAAAACCAAGCACCAGAAACAATAGGAATTATTTTTATCTCTCCCTCGCTTTTTACAAGTAAATCTTCTTGATTTATTAAGACATCATTATTAACACAAATCCTATACATATTTTGCTGAAGATGCGGCTCTAATTCTGGATAATTACAAATTAAATACTTAAAAACATCTTTCATATTTTTTACATCTGCATAATTAACGTGCCAACCCACTAACTCCGCTAACCTTCCATAAACTTTTATTTTTCTCAAACCTTGTTCGTGTTCTGTTTTTTCTCTATCAATAAATTTATCTTTTGTAAGCATGGGTTTATGTTTTTTTGGTTTGAGTTCTATACATTCATCATTTTCTGGATCAAAAATAAACCAAGATAAACCAAGAAAATTACAATTTTTTATATCCTCTTCAGAGGCTGTCAGATCTCCGTTTGGGTGTGAATGACATATATGTAATACAGTTCCTGTTTCTTCTGCTGCTACCCAATCTTCGGGGTCTATCGTAAAAGAATTTACACCCTCTACCGCAATATTCTTACAAGGATAATATTGTTCTTTGCCATCAATATCAAGCACTAACCCACAAGATTCATCTGGTAGAGAAACCTTTGCGTGATGTAATGCCTGTTCTTGCCAAGTATTCATGCGAAAGTACCAACAGAAGGAAAATCTTTTCTTGTAATTATTCTCTTAGGTGCATTTCGATTTTGCAAGTCTAAAGACATTGCAAGTTCAAATTCTACAAAATCTTTACTTTCAATAGTTTTTCTATCTATAAAAAAAGTATGGTTTTCATAAGTATTGTTAGCTGGTGTTCCAAAAGGATTAGTCCCAGATGCAAAATTTGCATTATCAATAAATTTTAACAAAGTAGTTATTCTTTTGAATTTTGCTCCATTTAAATCGTTTTTTGGGGTTGTTAAATTAGCCTGTGTCATTAATGCTGTGACAGTTGAGGCCAAGTTACTAATCCTTACAGTTGGTCTTGGCAATGCTGTCCTTTGTATTGAATATTCAAAACCATTCGCCTCTATTGGGATTCTTGTGTAAGTATTACCTTGAAAAACTACATTAGCAGTTGTATTCATATTGATGCCATTATGAAACCTGCTAACATCAGAACTTCCATGTAATCCCGATACTAAATGAATTTCAAAAAGTTCTATCTTTGCACTTGGATTTGCTTTTTGTAGTTCTTCTGTTGGTATTGCCATTATGGTTCAAATACCTCCCTGAATGTTGCATTTATTGATGCTCTACCATTATAAGTAATTGTTTTTTGCCATCTTTGACAGACAAAATTTGATGTTCCTGTTTTTGTGACCGAAACATTACCAGAAGTTGTTGCACTACTTCCAGCAGTAATTACAAAAGTATTTGCATCAGTTAAAGAAACAACAGAAAATGTACCATCAGATGCACTGCCAGATGTAAAATCAACAGTTATAGAATCATTTGCAAATAATTGATGTGCTGTTATAGAAACTGTAATAGTAGTTCCACTTTGAGAATATGTCCCTGTCTTTGTAGATGTTTCGCCCTCTGGTGTAAATGTAAAAGATGCTTGATCTAATGCACGTTCATTTAAAAAATATGTAATCTCATCACTTTGAGCTTCAGTAATATTTGCAAAAGTCAAATTATAAATCTTTGGATTTTGATGTGCAGCAATGCCCACTAATTGACGCTGTTCAAAACCATCTGCAAAACGAATAGTTGAAATGTTTGGCTGACTTCTTTTTGTCATGCCGTAAATAGGTTTAACTGTAGTTGGAAATGCTGCCATGATTATGCGTTAGATAAAAGCCCTCCAGCACGTTTTTGAGCGATCAGTTCTGCCTGTATTGCAGCACCTAAGGCCGCACCAAAAGCATTTGCCTGTCCTTCATTAGCTTCAACTGAACTTCCAGAGGCATCTACATTTACTGTAATCATATTATTTACTGTACTGCCACCAAGTTTTTCATTTGCCGTAATCATACCAGAACTTCTAGGACTGAAAAGTTCTGGCCCTCTTTCCCCAACCAAATAACTGCCACCAGCCGATACAGGCCCACCATTAGCTTTTGGTGTAATGTTGAACGATCCTGCTGGCAAATTCATAGGAATATTAGTTTGTCTTGAAGCTGCTCTTCCTAAAGCCTGTGAATTTAATCCACCGCCACCACCGCCAAAGCCACCAGCAAATATCCCACCAAGAGCATTTCCTAAAAAGTTACCAATTCCAGAAACTGCTTGCTGTATTGCTAATTCTATTAAAGCTCTTTTTAATTTATTAAGAACATTTACTGCTGCTTCGGCTAGTGTCTTTGTACCTTCTACGGCATCTGCCAAGTTACTAACAATAGATTGTTCAATATTTTCTCCAATTTTTTTAAAAGCTTCTTTTAATTCTTCTGCTCTTTTATTTGTCTTTTCTAAATCTTTATTAAGATTATCTAAATCCTCAGATTCTATTTCAATTTCTATTTTTGGTGTAATTTTTTCAATTTGTCCTAACAAAAAGTTAAGGACAGGATTACCCTCAACAAATTCTTTTATTTTTCTTAAACCATCAAATATTACTTTGATTACTTTTCCGATAATTGATCCAGCTTTTCTGCCAAGTTTTATCAAGTTTTCTGTGCTTTGGGCTATAGCATCTTTAACAAATATCCAAGCTTTTTCAAAAGCAATAACAATATCAATAGCCTCTCCACCAAATTCACCTATAACTGCATTACTGATTTCCCCTATAAATGCAAATAAAGCTCTAAAAGGTGCAAAAGTAGCTTTTACAGCAAGACCTAAAGCTTCAACAGTTACAGCAGTAATTTTTAAAGTTTCTCTTATTACAATTCCAAACTCTGAACCATCAGCCACTAAGTTTGTAAATGCACTTGATAATCTTTTTAATTGTCCATTTATAGTATTTCCAGCAGTAAAAGCTGCTCTTTCTGCGTTGCCTTGTGATTTGACTTGATTTTCTAAAGCTTCATTAAATTTTACTAACTCATCATTCAATAATGGTTGTATTGCTGTAAGTGCTTCTACACTACCAAATAATTTCGCAAGTTTATCTTGACTTGCCCCACCACTAGCAATAATATCCTCCAAGACACCAGATAAACCTTTTGAGTTTATAGCAGCAGCATTAAATTCAATTCCAAGTTCTTTTGCAACTTTAGATGCTTCACCAGTGGGCTTTTGTATCGAAGCAATAACCTGTCGTAGTCCAGCAAAGGTAGATTCAACAGGAACACCAGTTGCAGTGACAGCAGAAATCGCAGCATTTAATTCGTCAATACTTACACCAGCACCAGCCGCTATAGGTGCAAGACGACCTATCTGCTGTGCATACTGATCTACAACAATTTTACCGTCATTCTGTGTTTGTATAAATCCATCAACTAGCTTTGCGGCCTTATCTGATTCCAAACCATACGCATTTAAAACAGATGTAGTTGCATCAGCAACAGTAGCTAGATCAGAAAATCCACCAGTTGCTCCTAACTGTGATGCCTTTAAAACATCTAACAACTCAGCAGTCTCACCAAAACCAGCAGATGCTACATCATAAGATGCTGATAACAAATCTAAAGCTGATGCTTGCCCACTTAATTCATTAGATAAGACTGATAATTTAGGGGTTAATTCGTCAACATTTACACCTAAAGTATTGAGTTTTGCTTCTGAAAAATCTTGTTTTGCAAGGATACCAAAAGAGGCAGTTAAAGTTCCAATAGCAGCCCCTAAACCTATCAAAGGAGCTAATATTGGTGCTAATGCTGCCTGTAATGTCGCAAACCCTCCAGCAGCTACTTTTGCCCCTGCACCTGTAGCAACTAAAGCTGGTGGTAATATTGAAAAACCTTTATTAGCTTGTTTTAACTGTCCAGATGTACCGTTGACTGTTCTATTAAAAGTTGTAGCTCCTTTATTAACCCTATTTAATGCTGCAACGGCTTGAGTGGCATTTACTCTAAGTTCAACGTTTGAGACTGCCACGACTAAACAATAACTTCTTTTATATTAACGTGATTTGCGTTTGATAGCATCAGCTTGTTTTTTTTCTTTTTCATATTTTACTTCATAGTATGCAGCAAAATAAATGAACTCCTCATCAGTAAGTTGAGTTCTTAATTCACTAACGGTCTTACCTAATTCTGTTGCAAGGAAAAACTCAAAAAATAACCAGTTATCCCCCCTTAAGATTCCTTTGAGTTTTCAAGACTTACATTTGAATTAACACCAAACAAAAATAATTCAATTTCATTTAATACATTTTCTGGTAAATCATTCTGTAAGCTTGCAAAGTCAGAGGGGTGGAAAGCTTTGGTTCCATCTTCATTCTCTGCTAACTGACAAAGCATATGAGTTGAAACTATTAAAGGATCATCACTATTTGCCCTTTGAGTGGCTCTTGCTCTATCGGCTCTTGTTATGGCTTTAAAATACAAAGAAAGAACAATATTGCCTTCATTATCTTTTACGTCAAATTTGCGTCTTTGACTAAGATCAAAAGCCTCTCTTAAGACTTCAAGGTTTCTTTTTGTTGCCATGAATAAAATGCGAAGTTTTTAGTTTAGTTAAATAGCGGAAGTAATAGTTCCTGTTGGTTTGAATGTGATGCTTATTGTGTTTGGGTCACCTAAAGAAGAACTTTGCTCAAAGTTTGTAATAATCCCATTAAAAGAAATCTTCTTTGTTGCACTTGAACTATCTGGAAATAGCTCAAATGAAGCTGTACCAGCATCACCTGTAGTTAATACACCATCAACAAAAGTTGCTGTTTCACCTGATGCTGAATCATCATAAAGAAGTTCTGCTGTACCTTCGCCTTCAATAAGACCACCAACAAAAGACTTAAAAGTATCACCTTGAGCGGTTGTTTCTTGAGTGTCTTTTGAGATAGACATTGACCAGCTAGTTGTACCAAGTACAGGGTTTACAGATGAGCCACCATCATCAAATTTGACTTGACCAACATCACCTTTTACCTTTGCCATAACAAATAAAAGAAAGATTTATAAATATATTAACTCTTTTCTTGTTTTTTTACAGCTTTTTTACTTAATTCTTGTTTTTCCATGTATCGTCTGCATTGATTGTCCCAGTATTGTGGTTCTCTTCTGCCTTTTACAGCTTCAATAACATCAAGCATTGCCTCAGTAATTTCCATTAAAGATCCTCATAAATATTAAAAGTGATTCTAATTTGTGTTTGAAACTTACCCTCTGGACTTGATGTTAATATCTCAGGGCCTATAGGTGAATCAAAAATTACATTAGAAACAGTAATCCTATTGTATAAGTCCCTAAGTCGTTTGCAAATCGTGTAGTTTGACCCTGCCCCAATACCCTCTTCCGTAAAAACATTAAGGAGAATCAAACCAACAACATTATTGGTTGAACTACTTGAGTCTCCCTGCGTTAAATATTGATTTGCTCCGAAGCTTGTAATACACTGTACAAATGAATCCTCAGTTGTAGAGTCAAAGGACATATTGTTAAAAACTACAGGGATTGCTGGGCTTGAAGCTAACTCTGTGGCTAACCTAGCCTCTATTGTGGATCTTACTGTGTTTAAATCTGTAGCAGCCATTATATGTTACCTACAATCTTTTTATATTCACCATCAGCCCAAGATTGAAGCTCTTTTGCTATAAGTTCTGGATAGCCAGCTACAGTGGCCTGTCTTGTTCTGTACTGACCTCCCCATGATGGCGGTAAATTTTCACCAAAACAAACAGGCTCTGCATAAGGTAAATTATTGCTTACTGTCCCTTTAAATTTTTTAATATCTGTCTGCCATGAGTTCCGTAGCCTACCAGTGTCAACTGGTGTAGCCTTTTTAACTCTTGATGTCCACTCCAAAGTAGTTGCTTGTACTAAAGTCTCTACAGCCTCCTCCATAACTTTTGGGATTTGCAATATTGTGATTTCTCTAGCCATAGTTACCTCAAAATAAGATCAAAACTAACAGCAGTATTATTTTGCTCATTTACAACAACTTGAATAATTTTAAATTCAACACTACTTATAACAACTCTATCTTTGGTTGTAGGGACAAATGTAAGATCACCAGCAGAAATAGTAAGCAATTTATCCTGTGACTCAATCAAATCATTGACCTGATTTCTTGCAACATTACTCAATGCACCTTTTATAGTTGTATCAGATGTAGATTCTGTAATAGCTCCAGTGGTGGTATTGTATGCCCCTGCTGTTACCTGTCTGATAGTTACATCACCACCAAGCTTCTTAAGTGAAGCACTGGCAGCTTTTTTTAGTGCATTAGCAAGACTCATAATGAATAAGCTATGACCTGACCACTTGCAAGAGTGATGCTTGTAATAACACCTTCAATTTCAGTTGACGATTTCATTTCAATTCCATTTATTGTTGAAGAACCATTCTCTGTTAAGTTCTCAGCAACTAAAGTCACCTCTGCATTTGATAAACAATGCACCTTGCCAAATCTGCCTGTGTGGGCATTTGTATCTGTAATAATTAACCCTGCTGGGTATTGGTAGCCGTAGTTCACTTTAAGACCTCTTGATTGATAAGTTTGC